TAGTTAAAAATCTATTTCACCCTTCATTTCTTTATATTTTTGAGCAAGTTCTTTTCTTACTAAACTCTCCCCACCTTTCATCTCTTTTTTGGTTTGTTGACCAGAAATGGAATCTTCATTATAGATGGAAATTTCGCCCGTAGAGAAGTTAGCTTTTGATGGGAAAGTCATACCATCAGGACCAAAACGATTCTTAATAACGTGCCATCTTCCTGTCCCAGCAAGTTTGTCTTCAATCTTACGAGAAAGGGATACTACAAAGTCAGCAGTCATCATTTTGGAGAATGAACCTGCAATTTTTGTGCCTGTAATAATGTCATCTTCTGCTCCACTACGATTGATTTGAGATGCTGTATAGATAGGGACTTCATACTCACCAGCCATACCCCTCAAGTCTTCAAAAATAGTCTCTAATTCTTCGTGTCGTTCCTTATTTGATGGTCCACGAAGTAGGTCAGCGTAGTCCACTATTACAACATCAGGTTTTTACCTTGTAAAATCATCTTATCCATATGGGCTTTCAATGAAGTTACGCTGGCGGTTTTGGTAGGGTAATGTTTTACAATCAGGTCTCCTTTTACACTCGTAACTGATTTTTTAACATCTTCCATATTGTATTTCAGATTTGCAACTGCAATCTTACTCAAAACAGCATCGTATCGCTGACCTACATACCCTTCATTCAATTCGAGGGTGTAGTGAGCCACGGTCTTACCTAATTTCATCGCCGCCACACCGATGTTAACTAAAGACCACGACTTACCGATGCCAGGAGGGGCGGCAAATAAAACCAACTCACCTTTCCCAAAACCACCTTGCGTAATTTCATCAATAACCTGCCATCCTGTTGATACTACATTTCTGATAGAATCCTCATATCGTTCGGTAATCATAGTTTTGTATTCGTGACCTAAATTAGAATCTTGACCTGCTTTCATAGCATCATCAACTTTCTTTTTAATCACATCATACTTACCTTGTTCCAATAACTCCACGGAGTCAAGGATGGCGTTTTTGATACATTGATTTTTACAAAAGTCAAGGGTTTGTTCTTTAACGTAGTCTAAATCATCACTTTCAAGACTTGGCGAGAAAAACTCCTATCACCTAACAGCGCTGATACAATTTTATTCTGGAACGATGTTCCGTATTTACTTCCGAATTTTTCCATAGACACTAATATACAACTTTATTTTTGATTATCCAAATCTTTTTTGATTAGATTATCCAAATTTGAAAATGAGTTTCTTAACCAAGAATCCACATCAGCAAAAGCAGTATATAATTTGTCTCCCATAAACATCTTTTTGAATTCAACCATATCCAATCTATGAGTTCCACCATCCATAATGTTTCGGATGTTTGATGTGATTGAAGATGAGATTTCAGGATTTCGTAGCTGCATAAGGTCAAAGTTCATTCGTATAACATCCACATTATCCATCAATTTTTTTGATAGTTTGGGGTCTACATTAGAACATTCACTTATGAACTCATCCAAGTCCAATTCACCATTGTTTAGAAACTCCATTTTAGATTCTATGGTCTTATCACCCACTCCCTTGACTCCAACTATGTTATCGGACTTATCGCCCGTTAAAACACGATAGAATACAAGGTTTTGAGGTATTACACCATACTCTTCCCTAACGAGGGATTCATCATACATTTTCTTTTTGTTAGAAGACCACACTTTAATTCGCGGACTTACTAATTGGAGAAAGTCTTTATCTGATGAAACAATTACCACTTCTTTTTTGAAGTAATGATTTGCAAGATATGCAATAATATCATCCGCTTCAACGTGGTCAATGTATGTCAAAGATACAGGTAATACTTGTAGGTATTCAATCAGTCGTGAGAACTGATATCGCATTGATTCTTGTTGGTCTTCCAAGTCTTCATAACCAGCCAATCGGTTGATTTTGGTTAGACCTGTACGACCTTCTTTATAACCACTATATTTTGATTTTCTACGTTGGGAACCACCTTTACCATCAAATACAACAACTACACGAGTTGGTTTAATAGTTCGGATAGTGGCTGCGGTGGATAACAAAAAACCTGTTATACCACCACAGTGTTCACCATCGTCATTTAACGCAGGAACTGCCCCAAAGACACGAATGAACTGATTTAGCCCATCTACAATAAGCACTCTATCATTTAGATGTTCATCTTTAACCTCTAAATGTTCTTTCTTAACTTCCTTGAGGAGTTCTGCGTATTTACTAATCATCAAAATCCGTTACTTCAATGTTATCAATGTTTGACTCTGCACTTGATTCTTTGTAAGACATAATGTAAGTATCACAAATCTTCTGATAGATTGATTCTTTCAGTTCAGGTCGTGACTCCATCATTTCTTCAAAGTTTTTGGCTTGGAATTTAATCTCTTCGCCAGTTTCAGTATCCACATAGGTATACCAAGCGCCAGTCTGATTTACGAGTTTGTAGGTCTTCATCATTTCCAACCACGAACCATAATTGTCAATACCACTATCAAAGTAGATATCGTAATCAATAGAACGGAGAGGTGGGCCCATACGATTCTTAATCACCTGAGCACGAGTCTTAATACCTACTACTTGGTCTACACCACCAACTTTTGCTTTCAACTGACCCATTTGTTTGAGTCGGATACGACAAGATGAGTGGAATGCGATTGCCTTACCACCACTTGTAGTCCACGGGTCACCAAAGGATACTCCCAAACGAGTACGGAGTTGGTTTGTGAAGATTAGAGAGATTCGTTCACGACCAATCAAGTTCGTGACCTTTCTCATAGCTTTTGAAATGATAATCGCCTTTTGAGTTGCGTAACCGGCTTGGTCATAATCAGCAGAAATCTCAACTTTGGTAGAAGCCCCAGCAACGGAGTCAACTACGATAGTCACCAATTTCTTTTTATCACCATCCGCTGCTCGGACTGATTCAATAATAGAATCAATAGCTTCAAAGATGTCTTCCACCGTCTCCAATGGAACATACAACATCTTTTTGATGTCAACTCCAATCGCTTCAAGGAACTCTTGGTTCAGTGCGTTCTCGGTGTCAATATAAACCCCAAGTCCACCTTTCTTTTGAGTATCTGCAATAGCGTGAGCTGCGAGTAGTGATTTACCACTTCCTTCCAAACCTGTAATCTCCGTGATACGACCCACAGGCAAACCGCCGTGGGGGCGGTTTGCAATTGCGAGGTCTAACATTGGTGAGCCAGTAGACACCCATTCATCCAAATCGGTAGGTGTTTGTTCTGACCCATCCAAGAAGAAAGCCACCTTGTGGGTGGACTTAAACTTCTTGTTTAGATTAGAGGCTAGAATAGAAGATAGTTCATCACGAGATGATTCTACTTTTTTAGCCATAAATTAGTCGTTGAAAAGGTCATCAAACGCTTCTTTTACATTAGAAGCTTTAGAGGTAGTTTGAGCAGGCGTTGAAGATACTGATACATCAGCAGCTTGTTCTTCACCTTCTTCTACTTTACCAGTCTCCAACCATTGTTGGAGCATTTTCTCCATTTCATCGTAAGATACACGCTTGAACATTGTAGACAAATCAATTTGGTCTTTAGCCAATTCCAAGATGTTTTTATCTTCTGAAATAGGGGTTGTGTTTGGTTTAACACGGATTGAAGTTTCAGGGTAAGACTTACCAACTTCAGCTGCGGTTTTGAATTCCACCGTAACATCACGACCATTCACAGGGTCAGTCAAATCACCATAGTCAGGGTCAGCGAAGAAACCAAGAAGTTCTTGGTAAACTTGCTTACCAAATCCCCAAAACTTAACACCTTCAGATTCTTCACCACGAACCAATACAGGAACGTAAGTGCGCATCTTTGGGGTCAGTTGTTTTGCAAGATTCCAATCTTCACGATTGCCAGTAGCCTTCAACTTTTCAGCAAACTCTACAATAGGGTCAGCCTCACCGAAAGACATCGGAGAGATGACATTCTTACCACCCAAATCAAAGTGGAAGTAAAGTTCAATAAAAGGGTTGTTGGTGTTGTGGATGTACGGAAGGATTCGTACTTGTTGTTTGCCGGGAGTCGGCTTCCAAAGGTTGTCCGTTTTTTGGACTTTTGTCTGAAGAGAGTTCAGACGGTTGCGGATTGCGTTTAAATCAATAGCCATAATTGTACCATTTTTTAATTGTTAAACATTAACTTGTCACTAATATACAACATTTGGTTGACAAATCCAAATGAGGTCACTTATTTTTTGAAAACTTTTTTTAACTTTTCAACTTTGTCCATCAAATGTGGATAGTCAATCTCTATCTGATTGATTAGTTGTTGGGTAAAGTTTTCTCGTTCAATCGGTTCATTATCATAATATGCTTTTGAAGACCACAAGTGTAGAATCCCAGCAGAAGATAATAAAAACGAATCTGAATTACCACATACGGAATAACTTGAAAAATGTGGTTCTCTCATTAATGACCTAAACTTATAGTCGTTATTGAAAATAAGATTACCCAAAAACTTTTGTTCTGGAAAAATAGTCCAAACAAATTCATTCCAATCCGGCATTGTGGTTGGTTTTACTCGTTCAGCAAGTTTTGTAAAAACATCCAATACATCGTGTATTACATCTTGTTTATTAAACACAATCAAGGATGTATTAATTGCAGGAGCCTCTGCCATATTATACTTTTGAAACAAATCTGAATACCCATCCATTTTATCAATACTTGGATAGAACGAACCAACATTATCTACTTCAAAATGAGCAAACACATAATCTTCAGTATAATCCTTTACCGAAGCCCACATATACAAATCAGCATCAACGCTTGCAAACTTATCTTTTTGTAAAGACTGAGCGAATACTTTGGGATATGTCCAAAATATAGAATAATCAATGTTTGTTGGAAGTTTCTTAAATGACTGATTATCTATTGAATCCCATAAAAAAGTGAGATTGTTGTTGGTAATAAAGTCATAAAATTTATCATCACATACGAGTTTAATATCACCATTATAGTTTCGCCAATGGTATGATGACAATAGAAGCGTCAAAGCTTCATACAGGTACATATCGTTATAAGATTGAGTAGCGTATCTACTTCTACCTGTAAAGGAATATATGGAGTGTAATCCAGTTAAGTTTGCCATAATTTTTATTTTTCATTACAAATATACAAAAAGTTTTGGATTTCTCCAAATGTTTTCAATTTTTATTTTTGAACATCAACGATGCGAAATAAACTTGTTTTCAAAACCTTGTATGAGTCCCCATTGGTGAGTATCACACTGTTTCTATAAATATCCCAATCAATCTGAAAAGACTTATCTACTACCCCTTTGTTTAGGTCAGCAATTAGTCTATTTAACGCATTGATGGTATACATTGTATTTGATTCTTTCTTGCGGTGAACCATAATGGTATTAGGTAGGAATGAGTTTTCTTCGTGTGGAATTATATTATAACTAATAACCAATTCTTTTGATGGTTCTAATTTTAAGATAAAGATTTTTCTGCTGAACAACTCATAGTTTTTCAGTATAGTGTTTACAATATCTTCAAAAGATTCTTCGTTTGTGAAGGTACATAACAACTGGGTTCTCACTCATCTCTCCGTAATTATTTTGTTCTATGTCTAAATAGTATTTTGGGTGAACCCTTATCTTCAGTCTTCATATCCACTTGTAAGAATGAATCATCTTTACCACCCATATTGATTACAAGTTTAACACCATCAAACTTTACTCCAAATGGTGGAGTTGGATTACAATAGTGGTCTGGTGATTTCATCTGAACATCACCTGTCTTTTTGTTAATCACCTGCGTGTGAACGTTCTGACCACAACCGTGGACATCTTTCCACATATCACTTAATTTTTGCTGACCCTCTTTACTCTTTGATAGTTCTTCCATTTTGGATGAGAACTCACCAAGGTATGCTTGCTTTAGGTTTTTCTTTTGGTCAGCTTTTTCTTGGTCAGACATACTGTCGTTCCAAGCATACTTCTTTCTCAACTCACCAACTTTAGCATCAAGGTCTTTACCAATTTCACCCAAGTATGTAGCACCCGCGTTATTAACACCGGAGTTTTTCATTGTAATGTTCTTGGGGTCAGTATAGGTTTTTGCGGAAACTTTCATAATCTGGTCGTTTCCATCTTTATCTTTGTATTGGATAATCAAATCCGTTGGGTCTACCTTTGGGTCAATACCTAATTTAGCCAATGCGGTTTTACCCACACCACCCACTTGTTGAGCACCTGTAATTTGTGAACCTTCTGGTAAAGATGATTTCATTACCTCGGCTGCTTTTTGATTTATCTTATCAAACTTAGCTTCATCACCACCCAAATCTTTTAGAGTTTTTTGAGTAGACTCATATGCAGCTTTGTTTTCATCCGATGGGAACAAATATGCAACCACACCGGCTTCGTTGTGTTTACCACTCATATCCGCCAGAGCTCGGTCTTTAGCACCGCCCCTCATAGGAACATCAATGTTTTCTTCTTGGATGATTTTGTTCATCTCTTCACTTACCGATGTTCCACTCGCGCCTGTGAGGTGTTTGTAAGGTAGAGCGCTGTTTGGTGATAGGTAAATCTTCTTACCACCAGCGTGTCCTTCAATTAGATTATTGTCAGCCAACTCACGAACCGCTTGAACTCTTTCTTCACGAGTTTTTGCGTTTACAAACTGATTCCAATTTTGTTTTAGGACTTCAGCTCTTTGTAAGGTGTTTTCATCTTGTCCAGCCAATAACTCATCAACTTTAGCTAATTTAGCTTGTTCAGATTTTACAGTTGCTGATGGGAATTGTTTTACCTCACCTTGTGGTTTGTCTTCTTTTTCCTTTTGGGCTTTTTCAATCTCATCCTTACTTGGTGTGATGTGTGTTTCTGGATTTGGTTTTTTAACCGTGTATACATTACCAGACTTTTTATTCTTTACCCAACTATCCTCATCAAGGTCTTGACTTTTTTTCTTTAACTCATCCTTTTCAGCTTGAGTCAACATATCATACTGGTCCAACTCTTTTTCAATATCAGTTGGCTCTTCTTCTTTTTTTGGTGGAATTGGACCACCACCTTCTAAAATAGCAACAACTAACTCTTTTGCTCTCTTCTCATCAAACTCTTCTAAAAGAACTGAATATAACCCTGCAACCGACCTTTCGCTCAAGGGATTGTGATAAAGTTCGTATCCGACTTCATTCCACCATTTTTTTGAAATACGTTCAATGAGTTTCTTCATAAGTATAAATATCAAATATGTGTTGTAACCATTTCTTTATAGTTGTCTCCGACCTCAATTCCAACAGGAAACCCATCTTTTTCCATTATTGACTTTACTTCACCAATATATGTTGAGTCATTTGGGTGAACATCAAACAAAATTGAGTCATAAGTGTAAAGTATTGGTAGAGAGCCGTTGGTTTTGATTTTAGACAATTTATCAAGTATAATTATATTCCTTTCGGTCTCAACGGACTGAAGAATGTAGTTAAATAGTTTATTTTTGTTCAAATCATCAGAAAAAACTATTTTCCGTTTGAAGATTGGTGTATAAACTACCTTATCTACTAAAAATTGACGCCAGAGTGTTTCAATATACTCTGATGTTTTACTGAAAAATAGAATGTGTTTGTATTCATCTTGTACACCACCATACAATTGTCGGAAGGTAATTGCTTTAGCGTCTTTTAGGTCAGCCCCATATTGGTCA